CAACAAGCAGCATTCTTTGCTGAAATAGACAGTTTAAAAGATCAATTTGGACTTAAAGAAACAGACCAAGTATCTGAATATCACAGAGCATGGTGGAAAGACATCGTACGACAAAAGGCAAATCAATTAGATTATGCTATACCAAACGATGTTTTAGAAATACTAACTAATCGTTGGGCGTTTAATGATAAGTCTACAAGAATAAACAATGTAGTTAAAATGATAGACAATGAAGCATATGCTCAATGGGTGTCAGCATTTGACAAAAAAGACTTTAAGTCATATCAAAAACAAAATATAGAACCTTTTGAATCTATATTTTTAAAACTTGGTGCGGTAGTGTTAAAAAACATAAAAAACTATTTAGCAGTAAGTCCAGATAAAGCAGTTAAGCAAATCAAAAAAGATTTAATGTCATTGATTAAAGATTTACAAACATCAGACAATCCTGACACATTAAAAAAATTAGAAACACAATTAAAGAAAATAGAACGCATGGGCGGCTTTGATACTATAGTTCCAATTGAAGGTATAGTATTTACATATGGTGGTAACACATACAAGCTAACAGGCTCATTTGCTCCGGTGAATCAGATACTAGGAGTGTTAAAATACGCAAGGTAATATTTATATTAAATAAACGGATAAAAGCATGGCAAAAAACGAAACAAAGCATAAAAGCAAATACACTAAGCCTAAAGACGAAGCAAAGTCTCATAAGCCTGAAACTAGAAAAGATATTAAAGACTATACCGCTCCAGACGCAGATGGTATGGTTCCTAACTTAGTAAAAGGAATACAAGAACTTGTTCCAAGAAATATTAACGGCGAAGTTATTGATGACGTGGAAAATATGGTACCAGAAATTAAAAACCGTTTATATAAAAAAGTAGAAGAAGGAGAATATTCTGCAGAGCAAGCTAGAAAGGTATTTAAAAAATTACAAATTGAAGACACTGAAGGATATTTAGACGCCATGGAAAATGGTGTTTATAGTATTAAAGAATCTATTGAAAATTTATCTGAATCACAAAAAGAAAAACTTGTGAGAATGTACGTACGCAACAAAATTGTTAAAGTTTTACGAGAACAAGACGAACCAGATGCGGCACCACCAGATGCTGAAGCTACTCCAGTAGAAGAACCTGCAGTAGAAGATCCGTTAGCCAATCTTGCAACACCAAAAGCAGAACCAGCAGCAGAACCAGCAGCAGAACCAGTTGCAGAACCTGCAGCAGCAGACCCAGACGTTGAAGTAGATCCAAAACAAGCGGAAGAAGAAAAATTACAACTTATAACAAAATCTCCAGAATTATTTAGTGATTATTTAGAACTAAAAAAAGTTGATATGAATATATTAGCATTAGTAAAAGCTGGAATGAAACCTTTATTAAAATCGTTAGCTTCTATAGATGATAAAGAACAAAAACAAGCACAACGAATGGCAATCAAGGCAATTACAAATTTGAAAAAAGACTTTGGACCTAAATTAAAAGATCAAGATTCTGAAAAAGAACCTGAAGCATAATATTATGGCAAAAACAAACAAGTTACAAAACATCAAAGCCCTAGAGCAAATGCTTGACGGCACACATAAATTTCAAACCAAAAAAACAGTTGGATTTACTGACGCAGAAGCAACACAAAAACGCAATGAACATCATGAAATTGGCGATAAGTGGGAAACTGTTGATGTAAATGGAAACATAACCATTGTAGAACAACATGATGGCTTTCGCACACGTAAACCAAAAAATTCGGAAGTATTAAGTGAGGTTCGAGAAGAATTAAGATTGTTTCCAAATTGCCGTTCTACATGCACAGACGTTGATCCTAATCATCATTTAAATAAAAAAATGCGAGCACTTCACGGTATGTGTTTTAACTGTGTTATTGACATGGAACATGAACTTAAAAAACAAGGAAAGTTTGAAGAATATGCTCGAAAGCGTGTTGAATCTAACGCATTAGCATGGTTAGAAAAAGCAGAGCAAGATGTTGAAATGCTTCGTGAAGCATATACAAAAGCATCTAAATTAGTTATCAACGGTAAAGGAGATACTGAGTCATGGGCAGCACAAATGACTCCAGAAGAATTCGAAGAAAAAGTTACAAAAGGATTTGAGTCTTACAAAAAAGACTTTTTAATTAAATTAAATAAACACGTTACAGGAGAAAAAAATGAAAATTTGGAACAAGATTAAATCATCAGTATTATGGATCGGACTTAGTATAGTCGGAGTGCTTGGAATTATAGCCGCTATCGGAAAATTATTTACAGGCAAATCTGCAGATAAAATTCAAGACAAAATTGACGACAACGAAAAAAAGATTGAAAGAGTCAAAGGCAAAGAAGATCAATTAAAAACGCAGAAGCGACAAGTTAAAAAAGAATTAACTGATTTAAAAGAAACAGTTAAACAAACTAAAACCATAAAACGTAAACCAGCACCAAAGAAAGTACCCGCAAAAAAGAAAACTACTAGTGCATCAAAGAAAAATATTGTTTCTAAAACAAAAAGAAAAAAATGAAACAATTAATTTTTATATTGTTATTTCCAATACCTGTATTCGGACAAACTGTATCTGACACTTGTTTTACAGAACAACAGATACATGACATATCAGAAACGTTAGATGAATTGTATCATCAAGATTCAGTTAACAATGCATTGATATCTCAACAAGATGCTGTTATTGAAAAGCAAGACCAGTTATTACAACTCGATAGTTTGCAGTTAGAATACAAACAACAACAAATAGATTTGCTTGAAGAAAACATAGATTTATATGTTAAGCAACAAAAAAAGCTTCAGCCTAAATGGTATAACAACAAAGTTATTTGGTTTAGTAGTGGGATACTAACAACAATATTAACTGGTAAATTGATAGTAGGAGCAATTCAATAATGGCAAATCCAAGCATAAAAGAAATCATTCAACAGCAATATCAAATGTGTGCTGCCGACCCTGTATTCTTTATGCGGCAATATTGTTACATACAACATCCTAAGCGAGGTAAAATAAAATTTAACTTATATGACTTTCAAAAAGACTCATTAACTGAGTTGCAAAACAACCGATACAGTGTTATATTAAAGTCTAGACAGTTAGGTATTTCAACCTTAGCAGCAGGATTTGCATTGTGGAACATGTTGTTTAACGAAGACTTCAACGTGTTAGTTATTGCAACCACACAAGAAGTAGCAAAAAATTTAGTTACCAAAGTTCGTGTAATGCACGACAACTTGCCAAGTTGGCTTAAAGGTAGTATAGAAGCAGACAACAAACTATCTTTAAAATTTACAAATGGTTCACAAATAAAAGCCGTGTCATCAGCAGGTACTGGAGCACGTTCAGAAGCATTATCACTATTAATAATTGATGAAGCTGCATTTATTCGAAACATTGAAGAAATATGGATAGCATCACAAGCAACACTATCAACAGGTGGTGGTGCAGTAGTGTTATCTACTCCAAATGGTGTAGGTAATTGGTTTCATAAAACTTGGGTGGATGGAGAAACAAATGCACAAACACAATGGCATAACATTAAACTGCATTGGACAGTTCACCCGGAACGAGACATTGATTGGCGAAATGATCAGACTCAATTATTAGGTGAACGTGGCGCGGCACAAGAGTGTGATTGTGATTTTGTAAGTTCAGGACACACTGTAATTGACGGTAAAATTTTATTAGGATATGACGAAAAATGTTGTGACCCTATAGAAAAACGAGGATATGACAATGCATATTGGGTATGGGAATATCCGGATTACTCAAAAAATTATATAGTAGTAGCTGATGTTGCTCGAGGCGATAGTGCTGACTGGTCTGCATTTCACGTAATAGAAGTTGAAACGGTAACTCAAGTTGCTGAGTATAAAGGCAAAATACCACCTAAAGATTTTGGTAACATGTTAGTAACAGTTGCAACAGAATGGAACAATGCATTGCTAGCAATTGAAAATGCAAACATAGGTTGGGCTGCAATTCAGCCGGCATTAGACAGAAACTATGAAAATTTATTTTATACATATAAAGATGATGGATATGTAGATGTCGACATCCAACTGCAGAAAGGTTATGACATGAAAGATAAAACTAAAATGGTACCTGGAGTGTCGACAACAAGCAGAACTAGACCATTAATGATATCTGCATTAGAAATGTATATGCGTGAGAATACTCCTGTTATACGCAGTAAACGACTCATACAAGAGCTATTTGTATTCATATGGTTAAATGGCAAAGCACAATCACAAGCAGGTTACAATGACGATTTAGTAATGAGTTTTTGTATTGGACTTTGGTTGCGAGACACATCTTTAAAATTAAGGCAACAAGGAATTGATTTAAATAAACGAGCACTATCCGGGTTTCAGAAATCAGATAACGTTATTTATACTGGCAAAAATAGACCAAAGGATTCAGGATGGGATTGGCACAATGGTGAAAATGACGAAGGTTTAACATGGTTATTATAATAATTGCTTGGATCTTTAAGTAGTTATATTTATAATAAAAGAAATACTATATGGCATCGTTAAGAAAACGTTTACAAAATTTGTTTAGTACCAATGTTATTGTACGAGCTTACGGTAAGAACAAATTAAAAATTGTCGATACAAACCGATTACAGTCTGTTGGAAATTTAGCACAATCCAAGTTAACAGATAGATACACTAGACTTCATGGCTCCAATAAACACAAAGTAGGCGGACTCAATGGAGGCTATGACTCAAACTATTACATGCATCAGAATCGTGTACAATTGTATACTGATTATGAAATGATGGATAGAGACCCTATTATACATTCAGCATTAGACATCTATTCAGACGAGTCTACATTGGAAGACCAGTTTGGTGACATACTAACCATCAAGACCAATAACACTAAGATTCAAAAAATACTATACAATTTATATTATGACATCTTAAATATTGATTTCAATATGTGGGCATGGATTAGAAACATAACTAAGTATGGTGATTTCTTCTTAAAATTAGACATTGCAGATGAAATTGGAATCATCAACGCTCGACCATTTTCTAGTTATGAAATAGAGCGATATGAAGAATATGATGAAGCGACTGGTGAATATAAAATTGAATTTAAACATATTTCTGGTTATGATGACTCATATGAAGTATATGAAATGGCACACTTTCGTTTGCTATCCGACTCAAACTTTTTACCATATGGTCGTTCCATGCTTGAAGGAGCAAGGCAAGAATTTCAAAAGTTAACAATGCTTGAAGATGCAATGCTTATTCATAGAATAATGCGAGCACCAGAGAAGCGTATATTCAAGGTAGACATCGGAAACATACCTCCCAATGAAGTCGACACGTTTATGGAACAGATCATCAACAAGATGAAAAAGATTCCACATGTAGATCAGAAAACAGGTAACTACAATCTCAAGTTCAATCTTAATAATATGCTTGAAGATTACTTTTTACCAGTGCGTGGAGGCCAATCATCAACACAGATAGACACACTACCAGGTATGACGTGGACCGGTACTGATGACATTGAGTATGTTAAAAATAAAATGATGGCCGCATTAAAGATACCAAAGCCATTTTTAGGGTTTGATGAAGGCGTTGAAGGTAAAACTACATTGGCTTCTATGGATATTAGATTTGCCCGAACCATAGAAAGAATACAAAAAATAGTAATTTCGGAACTATATAAAATTGGTGTCGTGCATCTAGCAACACAAGGCTATGAAGGTGAAGATCTGATAGGATTTGACTTATCATTGACTGCACCGTCAATCATCTATGATCAACAAAAAGTTGCATTGATGAACGAAAAAATAAATTTAGCTAACACCATGAAAGACAGTAAATTGGTGTCAGATAAATACATATACGAGTTTATATTTAACATGTCCGAAGAACAATGGCTTCAAGAACGAGTCAATGTTATTGAAGATCTAAAATTAAGATTTCGTCAAAATCAAATTGAGCAGGAAGGCAATGATCCTACTATTACCGGAGCGTCATATGGTACGCCACACGACTTGGCTTCATTACATATGAGTTCAGATGAAGTTGAAGAAAAAGATCCAGGCGGCCGACCTAAAGAAGGAATCAAATCAGGTCAACATGCAAATGAATTTGGGTGGGATCCAACTGGTAAGAAAACGTTAAAACAGGCATTTAATCCTGAAAATCAAAAAACTACTTTTCAACCAGATCTCAATAAACGTAACCGGCTAATGACATCGGAAGCACAGAACGTTTTAAATTATTATAGAAAACAAAAAGGACAAAAAATCATCACAGAAACCATGAATTCTTCTTCTGAAGATAAAGATTCAGGATCTATGTTAGATGAAAACAATCTTTTATAGATTCGTCCATATTTATTAATAAAGAAAACTACTGGCTGCAGTATGAAAAAACTAAAACATTCAAAATACAAGAATACCGGAATACTTTTCGAAATGCTTGTTAGAAAGTTAACTTCAGAAACAATGTCTTCTGATAAAACTGTAACTGTTGATATTATAAAAAAATATTTCGGCAAGAACACAGAGTTAGCAAAAGAACTTCAATTATATAATTCATTGATAAAAGAACAACACAAAACTGAAGCACGTGCTTTAGACTTTATCAGAACCATTAGAGAATCATATGCACATCTCAATCAAAGCGCTTTGAAACGTCAGCGATACAATTTAGTAAAAGAAATATCTGAAAATTTTGTGTTTGAACGTGTTGCTAAAATACACATAAACAACTACAAGGCATTGGCTTCGATATACATGTTGTTTGAGTATAAAGATTCTGATAATCCTAAACGATTAATGGAATGTA